ATGAACAACCGGTGTCATTCAAAGTTTAAAAGGTGTTTATCGGCCGTAAACATCGTGGAAAGAGAGGCGATTATTATAAAGGACAAATATGAAACAAATGTCCTGCCGCATCTTATTTCCGTAGAAGAATGGGTTTTGGAGGGTCTTACGCAAGCTCAGATAGCTCAAAGATTAGGCGTCTCATGCCGTACATTTTCAAAGTACAAAAGGGAGCACGAGGAGCTTAGAAAAGTACTCGAAAGAAAACCCGAAGAAATTATAAAAAGGGTGGAAGAAGCACTTTTAAAAAGAGCTGTAGGCTACACCTACACCGAAAAAAAGGTCGTCGACAAAGGCGACAAGACCGAGGAAACCTTCCAGGACAAGGAAATGGCTCCCGACTTAAAAGCGATTGACATGATCTTAAAAACCTACTGCCCCGAAAAATGGGGAGGCAGGAACGAGGAGGAAAAGTCAAATCAATCGGTGGGTGTAGTTATTCTGCCCGAAATTCTGACGGAAGAGGAGGACTGATTTTTCTGCTATGGAAGATGTGAAAGCAAAGGAAACTTTTGTTGCGTGGAAACCGCAGAAAAGGCAGGCAGAATTTATGTGCCGTCCCGAATACGAAGCACTCTACGGCGGAGCCGCAGGCGGCGGAAAAAGCGAGGCGTTGGTCGCAGAGGCATTGAGGCAGGTACATAATCCGGCTTACAGGGGAATAATTTTCAGAAAAACATATCCCCAGCTTCGGGAGTTGGTCTTGAAAAGTATGCGTATTTATAAGAGTGCCTATCCCGATGCAGTATATAATTCAACCGAGCATTGCTGGATTTTTCCGAGTGGGGCAAGGATTTATTTCGGCTCAATGCCGAATGCCGACAGTTACATAAATTATCAGGGTCTTTCCTTTGCTTTTATAGGCTTTGACGAACTGACTCATTTTACCGAGGAGGAGTATCTTTATCTTATAGGAAGAAACAGAGCCGATGGCGAAGGTTTGAGAATTTACATCCGTTCGACGGCAAACCCCGGTGGAATAGGACATTCCTGGGTAAAGGCAAGGTTTATAACCTGTACCAAACCCAACACACCGCTTGAATATGAAATGACGGTGGAGGATTCCGACGGTAAGCCTGTGACCATAAAAAGGTCGAGGATTTTTATCCCCAGTTCGGTCTGGGATAATAAAATTCTTTTAAGTAATGACCCCAATTACCTTGCAAATCTTGCAATGCAGTCGGAATCGAAAAGAAATGCTCTGCTATATGGCGACTGGGATAGCTTTGAGGGACAGGTTTTTTCGGAGTGGCGGAATAACCCCAACCCCAAAATGCTAAAAACCCATGTCATTGAGCCGTTTGAGATTCCAAAGCACTGGAAAAGGTATCGCAGTTTTGACTTTGGTTATGCAAAGCCTTTTGCAGTGCAATGGTGGGCACAGGACCCTGACGGCGTGCTTTATCTTTACAGACAGCTCTACGGCTGTGACGGCTCGCCGAATGTCGGGATAAGGATTGAACCGAGAGAAATTGCAAGGCGTATCAGACAAACAGAGGAAATCTACGAACAGGGAAATCATATAATCGGTGTTGCCGACCCGTCTATTTGGGACGAAAGCCGAGGCATTGACGGAACGGTGATTTACATGATGGAGCGTGAGGGGATATACTTTGAAAAAGGTGATAACAAGCGAATTCCGGGGAAAATGCAGGTACATTACAGAATGGCGTTTGATGAAAATGGCAGACCTATGATGTACGTGTTTGATACATGCAGGGATTTTATAAGAACTGTTCCTGCGTTAGTGTATTCAAATACAAATGTAGAGGATATTGATACGACAATGGAAGACCATGACTATGATGCGATGCGTTACATGTTTATGTTAAACCCTATACCTCCGAGGGAAAACAAAAGGCAGAAAAGAAGAGTCTGGAATCCGTTGGAATAACAAAAGAAAGGAAGGGAAGACATGAAGAAAGAAAAGAAAGACATTTCACAAAAAAAGATAGGTGAAATGGACGATGTAGCTTTTGAAGAGTACATTGAATCGGCGAAAAAGGGCGAGAATGAACCCAAGACAAATTCAGGCAAAGCCGAGCCTGCAGATGATGCTGAGAAGGTCTACATGAGTTTTAAAACAAAAGAGGATTTGCAGGAGTTTCAGGACAAAACAATCGGCAAAAGACTAAGAGAAATCCGTGAGGCAGGAGAGCGTGACAGTGAACAGAGAGAAAAATTGTCGCAGCTTTTAAAAATGCGTTACGGAATTGACGATAAGGACAAGGCTATGAATATGCTTTTATCTGAACTGGGTGAGGGTAATAACAAGCTTGAAACTCAGCCAGATTACAGTAAAAAGGTGGAAGAAATTCAGAACGAATGGCTAAGACAGGCGGAAGCTTTGAAAAATATTGTCCCTGATTTTGACCTTGAAAAGGCTTTTGAAAATCCTGAATTTTACAAAAGCGTTGTAGAGGAACAGAAAAGTCTTGCCGAAGCATATCCTTACATCAAAAAAACAGCCGAAAGACAGCCGATTGCAGAGGTCGGCAACCTTACAAATGGTGTGAGCGGTTATATTACGCAAGATGTAAAAACTATGTCTGACAAGGAATTTGAAGACTATATCAAAAAGATAAAAAATTCGTAAAAAAGAAAGGAAGTATAAATAATGACACAAACAGAAATGAATCTTAATTTAAACAAAACAACCTCGACAGGCTCAGCGCCTCTTTTTCAGGAGGCATTGAACAGACACATTGTAACACGTTCTAAGCCCAAGCTGGTGCATCACCAGTTCGGACAGCTTACCAAAATCCCAAAGGGAAGAACAAAGACAATAACATGGGATAAGATGAATCCCTTGCCTAAGGCAACCACTCCTTTGACTGAGGGTGTTACTCCTAAGGGAACAGCAATCAATATCTCAAGAGTTACCGCAACGCCTTTGCAGTACGGTGCGTATATTTCGACAACAGATGAGTTTGATTTTTATAAAGCAGACCCCTCTCCCGAAATCTTGCGTCTTAACGAAATTTTGGGCGATAATGCAGGTGAAACACAGGATTCTCTTACTGCTGATATTTTGTCAGCCGGCACAAATGTTCAGTATGCAGGCGGAAAAAATTCACGTTCTGAGCTTGATGAAACCTCTGTAATGACGGTTGAAGAAATCAGAAAGGCAGTAAGAACATTAAAAAACAACAAAGCAAATCCTATTGACAGAGATTTTGTTGCAATTGTTGACCCTGATGTTGCGTTTGACCTTATGAGCGATTCTGCATGGGAAAATGTAAAGACCTACAGTGACCCGAAAGATATGTACAGCGGTGAAATCGGCAGACTTTACGGCGTGAGATTTGTTGAAACAACCGAGGCAAAGGTATTCAGAGGAGAAAATCTTGCACAAGATAAAGCGGAGCTTTTGGTGTTGAAGGTTGACGGAAAGAATATCTATGTTTCTGATACACTCACCTCAGAGGATGCTGCGGCACTTTCGGGAAGAACAATTTCAGCAAACGGATTTACCTACACTGTAAATTCTGCGGTTGCAGGCGAAAATGGTGAGGCATATCTTGCGTGCGGTGAAGAGGTTTCTGCTTCGGTAACTGCAGGAATGAGAGTGTACCCGGGTGAGGGTGCGGCAAATGGTTTGCCTGTTCATGCTACCTTGATTATAGGCAGGGACGCATATGGTGTTACCGACCCGAAAGCCAACCTTGAAACAATTGTCAAGGCGTTAGGCTCTGCAGGCAGTGCCGACCCGTTGAATCAGAGAGGTACAATGGGCTGGAAATGTCATCATCTTGCTAAGATTCTGGTTGAAGAATACATGGTAAGAATTGAATCTGTGGCAACTGCGGATATATAAAATTTATCGTATAAATGGGCGACCGCATAGGGTCGCCCCTACCAACAAAAAAAACAGGAGGATAAAAATATGAGCAAGAAAATTACAAGAGAAGAAGAATTAAAGAATTTTTACGAGGAAAAGGTTGCGGTTTTAATAAGAAGACCTGCCGATGTGCCGATAGGCTCAAGCCACACTGTGACGGTGAACGGGAAGAATTATCAGATAATGTACGATGAGGAAGTTATGGTTCCCAGAAAGGTCAAGCTGATACTTGACGAAAAGCTCAAAAACGAAAAGCTGGCAGAGCTCAGAATTGCAAAAATGTCAGGCACGGTACAAAACCTTGACGGAGAATAATAAGGGGAGGTGTGTTTTTTGAGTTATATAGCGATGAGAAATACACAAGCCCTTAAAAAAGCCGAAGAAGCAAGCTTTGGCGGTATAAACAGGCGGGAGCTTGCATTTTTTGGGGAGTTTCTTGATATGAAAAACATGTCATCGGAGGAAACTCCTTTTTTAAAAACTTCACGAAAAAGCGTTTTGTCGGATGTATATAATTTTATATTCGTTACCGAAAACGGCGAAGAAAAAAAGGTAAAGATCCAAAATGTCCGAGCGGCGGCTGCGGTAAGAGAGGACACCGTTCCGCTTGGGTTTTGCGGAGTTATCGGGACGGAATTTTATTATAACGGTAAGGCAAAACAAATGAAAAAACCTGCCGTGTATGACGAAAACGGTGAGTTTTTATATGGCATGGAGATTGCAGAGGACGGAGAAATTCAGCTTTTGTGGGCAAACAGAATCATTATAATTCACGGCTATGACTGCAAAAAAAGAAATCCCTATATCTACTACTATGATACCGATGACGAGGGCGATTACAACGACAAAGTGAAATGCTTTGAATACGATTGCAACAGTGACTACTCTAAAAGAACTGTCAATGTGTATGAGGACGGAAGTGCATTGATAAGCTTCACCTATAAAACCAATTCAGCCTTCAGGGGCGGATACTGGAACATAAAAGCAGGGGATTCGGTTTTTATTGATGAGCTGATGACCTATTCCGACAGCAGGTGGAAGGAATACAAAGGCGGAGATATTACCTCGGCGATTGTGACCTCGTATAGCGAAACTAAAAAAGGGTATGACAGCGGATATTATTTGTGGGATATAACGCTCAATCTGGAGTTTAAGAATTACAAGGGCGAAAATCCGATTGTAAATGAATTTTCAAAAGAGATAGTTCATGTGTATAAAAAAATCCCATACATGAACAGGCTTGCACTTCACAAGGGAAGGCTCTGGGGAGCAAATCCCAACGGCGAATTTGTGTATGCTTCGGCATTGGGCGAGCTGTTTGAATTTAACCGATTCGAGGGAATAAATGACGACAGTGTGTTTTTAGAATCAAGCTCACAGGGCGGATACAAGGGTGTGATTTCCTGCGGGGAGCAGATTGTGACATTAAAGCAAAATGAGCTTGAGGCAATATACGGCGAGCTTCCGAAAGAGTTTGCGGTAGGGAAAAGCTATCCCGGCTACGGCTGTACAGACATAAATTCCTGCGTTGTGATTGACAAGGTTTTATATTTTTTATCCTCTGACGGATTTTATCGCTGGAGCGGAACACTTCCCGAACCCATTTCAAAGGAGCTTAATAAAAAATATATTTCGGCATATTCTTACAGCGACGGCATATATTATAAGACTTGTGCATTGTGTGATGACGGTATTGAAAATCTTGTATTCGACACAAGAAACGGTCTTTGGCACAAGGGTGACGGGGCAAAAACCGAGGGTGCATTTTCCTATAACGGTGACTGCTTTGAGGTTAAGAACAGCGAAATTTTCCGAAATACCGACTCATATGAAGATGTGGAGTGGTTTTGCGAGAGCATAAAACATTTTTATGAGGAATATGAATTAAAAAGAGTCAGTGAAGTTTTACTGCGTGTGAAGCTGGAAAAGGGGTCTTTTTTAAGGTTTTATTCTTCGGTTGATGCGGATGAGTGGAGGCTGTGTGATGAGTTTATGGCAAGCACGGAGGAGGAATATAAAAATCTGCATATCCCGATACGCTTAAAAGAGGGAAATTATATGCGTTATAAAATATCGGGAAAAGGCGGATGCACCTTGCTTGGACTTAAGTTTATATATGACAGCGGAGGGTATGGTTATGACAGGTAATTACTAAAGACCTGTTTTGGAGAAAGGATTGGTTTTAAGATGAAAATAATTGAAGTAATTGAAACGGTGGATTCCCTTTATCCCAACAGCTACAGCAGTGCAGAAAAGATAGTCTGGTGTGATGAGCTGGGTGCAATGCTGAAAGAGGAATATGCAAAAAGCTATTCTGCCGACGGTGTGCAGGAGAGTTATGTTCCCATTTCTGACCCGATGAGCGAGGAAACAGTGATAAAAGCACCGTACGACCGTATGTACATTGATTTTGTACTGGCGAAATGCTGTTATTATCAGCGTGATTATGATGCGTACAATCAGCATATTGTTTCCTTTAATTCACGGCTTGAGGACTTTGCGAAGTGGTTTATTGAGCGGAATATGCCGATAAGAGAAAGCGACAACAAAGTGACGGGATGGTGGTAAATGTGGCAAATTTCACATTACGAGAACCGCCCGAAGGCAGTGGAAATTACGAAAAGGATTACAGGGAATTATATTCGTGGTGCAGAGAGCTTTACGAAAATTTATGGCTCGTAAATTTTGTTGAAGTTCAGCAGCGAAAAAATCAAAAAGAGGAGGTAGAGTAAATGGAAAAGGGGTTTAAAATGGCATTGTCGGCATTTGTGGCATCACTGACATTGTATTTTGATGCGTTGATTGTGCCGATAGCTGTTTTGGCGGGAGCTATGATAATTGATTACATATCCGGCATTGCGGCGGCGTGGTTTAACGGTGAGCTTAATTCAAAAGCAGGCAAGCTTGGAGCCATCAAAAAGGTCTGCTACATGTTTTTGGTAATTTCAGCAGGGATAATCGACTGGCTTATTTGCTGCGGATTATCCAACATAGGCGTTGATTATCAGAACAAATATTATTTCGGGCTTATTGTGGCGGTGTGGCTGATAATAAACGAGCTTTTGAGCATACTGGAAAACTGCACGAGGATAGGGCTTCCGATACCGGCATTTTTAAAGCCGATTGCGAAACGGCTTAAAATTATTGTAGAAGAAAAAAACGGAGAGGAGTAATGACATTTGGGATACAAAGGAAAAATAAAAGAAGATTTTATCATGAAGGCTTTGGGCATGTACGAAACCTACAAAAGCGACAAGCAAAGCCTGAATGAAAGAATATGCGAAAACGAGCGTTGGTACAGAAAATGGCACGAGGCAAATTCGGGAAATGAGTATGACCGTGAAAAAAATTCCTTAAATTGTGCCACGGCGTATGTTTTTTCTGCTATTGAAAACAAATATGCCGATGCTATGGACAATTTCCCGCATCCGAAGATTCTGGAGCGTGAGCCGAGCGATACAAGGACTGCGGAAATACTTTCTAAAATTCTTCCTGTTCAGCTTGAAATGAGCGATTTTAAAAAGTGCTATAAACAAAACTGGAGAAAGAAACTTAAATACGGAACAGCGGTTTATGGTGTTTTTTATAATCAGAGCAAAAAAGAGATTGAAATAAAATCCCTCAACGTGCTTGGTATATACTGCGACATGCACCTTGCAGATGTTCAGGAATCGCAGTTTTTGTTTATAACCCAGGCCTTTGACAACGAGATTCTCAAACGCCAGTATCCGCAGTATGCACATCTTTTCGAGGGCGATGCGGCAGTGGAAACCTACAACGGCAGAGCGGTTGTAAAGGACAGAACCGAGGTTATTGACTGCTATTATAAAAAGCCTGACGGAAGTGTGCATCTTATGAAAATCGCAAAAGGAAACCTGATTGAAGCAAGTGAGGATATTCCGGGATACGAAAAGGGTCTTTATGCACACGGGAAGTATCCGGTGGTGTTTGATTGCCTGTATCTTTGCGACGATTCGCCCTTCGGCTACGGAATCACCGATGTAATCAGGAATCCGCAGATGTATATTGACAGACTGGATTCCATTATTCTTAAGAATGCGGCACTGGCAGGAAAACAAAGATGGCTTGTCAAAGATAAAGGTGCAATCAATGAAGAGGAATTCAAGGACTGGTCAAAGGATATTATACATGTGGACGGCAGTCTTGACGAAAATCACATCAAGCCATTCCAGGCATCCTCCATTTCGGAATTTATTCTCAATCACCGAAACGAGAAGATAATGGAATTAAAAGAGGTTATAGGCAACCGTGATTTTCAGCAGGGTGGTGCAACCGGAGGCGTGACGGCGGCGAGTGCAATATCGTCACTCCAGCACGCAGGCGAAAAGCTCTCACGTGCCATGATTGACGACAGCTTTGACATTTATTCCGAGGTTATAAAGTTGTGCATTGAACTGATACGTGAGTTTTACAGTGAGGAGAGAATTTTCAGAATTACAAACGATATGGGGAATATTGAGTTTGTTGAATTTTCGAACAGACTGCTTACAAGAATCGACTATCAGCGTGACAGTCTGGGATTTCCTGTGTCAGCAGAGTATCATGAGGCGGAATTTGACATTGAGATAGTTCCCGAAAGACAAAGCCCCTCGTCAAGGGAAAGCAACAATCAGCTTTTGCTTGAGTTGTGGCGTAACGGTCTTTTTACAAGTCAGGTTCCTGAAGTGGCTGTGGCTGTGCTTGAAAGCATGAACTTTGACGGAAAGGAAAAGCTGATAGAGGTTTTGAAAAAGGTACAAAAGGGGGTAAATTATGGCGTACAAAACATTGAATGATTTAAAGAAAAAAAGCAAAATAGTAGAAGAGGCAACCGAATCGGAGGAACAGAAATTCAGGTATTTCCAGAATCCCGAAAGGTTTAAACCGCTGAAAGCTAACAAAACAACCCGAAGCGGGTCAACGGTGACAGAAAAAAAGGTCACGGCTGAGAAGAAAAATCAGGTAAGCGACCCTGTGAGAGTTACCGACTATGCGGCTCCGGCAGGGTTGGGAAGTGTGTCTTATTCCGACAGCGGAAAGGTCAGTGTCGGCGGAGTGAATATTCCTGTTTTATACATGGACGGCGACAGAGCGGTTGTGGAAAGAAAAGACCTTGACAATGCTTATGAAAATCTCAAAACCCGACTGGGGATAAAAAGCGGTGAGGAGCTTACAAGGGATTGGGAAAGTCAATACGGCAGTAAGGTTAGTAAGGCATATGATGAGATGTCGGGTTACGGAAAATGGGAGTATAGCCTTGAAAATGACCCTGCGTATCAGGCATACAGGGATATGTATGTGCGTGAGGGACAAAGGGCATACCGTGATGCAGCGGCAGGACTTGCCTCGAAAAATAACGGAAATATGACCAGTGCCGCACAAACTGTTGCAAACCAACAGCTTTTGTATTACATGAATATGCTTTCCGATAAAATTCCCGAGCTTCAGAAAAATGCCTACGAACGCTATAAAAGCGGTTATGACATGAAAGCAAATAATTTCAGTGCAATACAAAATGCCGCCAAGGAGGCGTGGGAACGCAGTGTAAGGGCGAATGAAATCGCAAAAGAGGATTATTATACTCAAAGGGAAAACGAAAGACAGCGTACACTGGATGCACAGGCTGACAGAATGGCAGAGCTTGAAGAAGAGGGAAAAAGAGCGGAAAATACTGCCGACAGATTTAATAATTCATGGGAAAATGCCGAAAGACGTGGGTATTTTACCGATGATGAGGGTGCGTTATGGAGCATTCCGAAAAAGGATGACGGCAGTTATATGACGCCGAATGAAATAAAAATCGACAATGAATTGAAATATTTCAAGGAGGTTCTGATTCCACAGCTTGATTATGAGGCTATGCTTGAGCTTAATTACATGATTGAGCAAATGGCACAGAAAAATAGCTACGAAGCAGAAAAAGCGGCAAGGGATCATGCTTATGATAAAAAGCTTGCGGCATATAAGGCGTATCTGAAATAATAAAAGGAGCTTTTAAAGCTCCTTTTATTTCGATTAATTTATCTTTTATTAAAGAATGCCACATATGATTTGTATGCCATATATACATCGCTTTTTGCGGTGATTTCAAACGGAGAGTGCATACTTAAAACCGGCACTCCGCAGTCGATGACATCCATGTTCAGGTTGGCAATATACATTGCGATTGTTCCGCCGCCGCCCTGGTCAACCTTGCCAAGCTCGCTTGTTTGCCAGATTACATTCTCATCGTCAAAAATTCTTGTGATTTCCGACACAAATTCGGCAGAAGCATCACTTGCACCCGACTTTCCTCTTGAGCCTGTATACTTCATCAGAACAAGTCCTCTGCCTGCAAATGATGAGTTTTGTTTTTCGGATACCTGCTCATAGGTCGGGTCAACTGCCGCACCTACATCGGAAGAAAGACATGCCGAGTTTCTGATGACACGGTTTAGTGCTGTGATACTGCATGAACCCTTTTCCTTTTCAAGCATTTCTGCAACTGTCATTTCAAAGAATGAAGAAAGCATACCTGTGTTTCCGACAGAGCCGATTTCCTCTTTGTCAACTAAAAGACAGATTGCGGTTCTTTCGGGAGCTTTAATATTGAAAATACTTTCAAGAGCAGTAAATGCACAAACTCTGTCGTCCTGACCGTAAGCACCTATAAAGCTTTCGTCAAACCCGACATTGCGTGCTTTGAATGCAGGCACTGCCTCAAATTCGGCAGAAATGAAATCCTTTTCCGAAATTCCGTAGAGTGTGTTTAAAATGCTTAAAACCTTAAGCTTCACCCTTGATGAACTTTCGGTGTCGGGAACAGGTGTTCCGCCGACTAAAATATTCAATGCCTCGCCCTCGATTCCTTCGGTCATTTTCTTTGACATCTGGTCTTTTGCAAGGTGGGGCAATAAATCTGTCACACAAAATACAGGGTCTGTGTCCTTTTCGCCAATGACGATGTTGAGCTTCTCGCCCGACTGTGTGCAAACAACGCCGTGCAAAGCAAGAGGGATTGCAGTCCACTGATATTTTTTGATTCCGCCGTAGTAGTGGGTTTTAAAAAGTGCAAGGTCGTTGGACTCGTAAAGGGGATTTTGCTTTAAGTCAAGACGTGGGGAGTCGATGTGTGCTCCCACAATGTTAAGACCTTCCTCCATTCCTTTTTCGCCAATTACAGCAAGGAGAATATTCTTGTCTCGGTTGATAACATAAACCTTGTCACCGGGCTTCAAGCTTTCATATTCTTCAAGAGGCTTAAAGCCGTTTTTGATTGCATCTGCAAGTGCGATTTGTACACATTCACGCTCGGTTTTTCCGTTGTCTAAAAATTCTCTGTAGCGGTCGCAAAGGTCTAACATTTTTTTTGTATCCTCTGCGTTTAGCTCATCATAAACCGATTTCGGCTTATAGGTTATTTTTTTGTAAAATTCTTTTTCTGTCAT